CTACTCCTCCGGCACCTCCGGCAGCCCAGCCACGCTGGTGAGCAGGCTCAGGATGCCGGCGAGGACGCTGGAGGACAGCACCAGCTTCCAGTTGACGTCCCCCATCGCGGCAGACGTGCCGATGGTGGCGGCGGCGGTCTGGGCCACCGTCTTGATGGCGCGGATGCCCGCGGCCTTGAACCACTTGCCCCAATCTCTCATAGTGTTATCTCCTCTCCGGCGCTCATGCGCCCTTGGTCAGTATGGCGATGCCCGCGCCGACGGCGGCCATCACCACGGCCTTGACGATCTCCCAGGAGATCTTGCGCCACTTGTCGGCGGGCTCGCGCTCCAGCTCGGCCACGCGCTTGCCCACGTCCTGGACGGAGGTCTTGACCTCGCCGATGCCGGAGGCGAGATTGTTCACGGCGTTGGTCAGGTTGGCGAGCTGGATCTGGGTCTGCTGGAGCTTCTCGATCTTCTCGTCGTGTTCGTGCAGCCTGCGGTTATAGCTGGTGTGCTCCTGCTCGTTGGCCCGCAGCGCGCCAACGATCTCGGCATACTGTTCATCGTTCATTTCTAATCACCGCCTTTACTACATGTATCGCCAGCGCGGCCAGCAGCAGCGATACCGCGAGGCGCTTCCACGGGATCGCCGCCAGCCGGCACAGCAGCAGGTCGGCACGGGCTACGGCAGTTTGGATTTGTCGCGTGATGTCCATGGCGCATGATCACGGCTCCTTTGTATGGTGTGGGGATATGGCGGCCCAGGGGCCGCCGCTACAAGGGACTGCGGCGTCGGTACGATTACGGGCCCTCGCTTGTGATGTCGATGCCCGGGCGGTTGTTGTCGATGAAGTAAGGATCGTACCCCTCAAAGCCGCCCAGCCTCCGCACGGCCAGCAGGGCAAAGAAAAGCGCCGCGGTCAGCAGGACCAGGGCGGCGGCGGCGCGCAGGGCGCGGTTCACTGGATCAGCCGGGCGTATTTCGAGGATACCCAGCCGTTGGAGTTGTCGAAGATGATCAGGTACCAGTCCCGTCCGTCCACGGCCTCGGTGACGCCCCGGTAGATCAGGATGTCGCCCTCGTGGGCTGTGCCGATGTCCCGGGAGGACGTGCCCGGGGCGCTGCGGACGTTGACGCTGCCCCCGGTGATCTGCACGTGGCCGCAGGTGGCGGCCAGCAGCGCGGCCTCGGTGGCCTGGTCGTAGACGCCGGTCTGCTTCAGCTTCGCGGACTTCTGGAATGCCTTCACCGCGTCCTCGGTCTCCTTGCCGAAGTCGCCGTCCGCGCCGTATTCGGGCAGGCAAGAGGGGTTCCACTTGAGGAGGCGCTGCTGCAGGGCCTGTACCTGTTGCCGTTCCGATGCCACTTACGCTCACCTCGGAATACCCATAGTAGCCGTCATCGCTGGCTCTGTAAGTGCCGTTCTCAGTGATATGCTTTGTTCCGAGCACAGTCTCGTCCTCCGGCACCCACAGGCAGGCCCCCCCACCGACAAGGTTGGTTTTCAATTTATCAACGGTGAGCTGCTTGCCCTGCCCGCCCTCTTGAATAACGATATTCTTGCTCATATGCTCACTCCGTATAATCTCCCTGATAGACGCGCAAACCGGTGAAAACCGCATTAATGACTACCTGCCCACTGGTGCTGCCAATAAACGGCCCTGTATAATTATTGTTATTACCTGCAGGCACAGCAATTTCTTGGGCTCCAGTCGGTTCAAACGCCAGGATGTTGTCCTTGTAGATGTGCCATTTGTTATTGGCGTCTACATATACCTTGACTTTTGCCCCGTCAAAAAAAGCACCGTCTGTAATACTTGAATCCTCCCAGCTGCCGTTATAAAACGACCATTTACCAGTGCTCCTGTAAATAAAACCTCGGTCCGTATTTGCCATGATAAATCTGCGGTGGTCTCCGGAGGCAAGCTGCATCGAGGCAACGTCTAAATACAGTGTCATGCCGCCTGCGAAATACGGTATGATAGTATTTGCGCTCCCGCTGGCCGGGAAAGTCGCCCCCGACGAATTATACGTAACCCCGCGAAATACCCCTGTATATTTTGTAAAATCCATGACGGCTACGGCGTCCGGATAGCCACCGCCGCCCCCGCCACTATTTACTCTTTTTACAACAACCGTAACCATAGGGCTACCTGTAGAGGCCGCGGTTATTGTTATTACGTCGCCTGTCTCAAATGCTCGTGTAAAATTCCATAAGTACACATAGCAAGACGAATAATATGACGTAACATTAACATTAACCCCGTTGACCTGAACTGTATGAGTTGAGTTCACAAACATCTGCACATAAACGATGTACTCATCATCATCAGGAATAGTTATTGTTTTGCTATAAGAAAAGCTGCCAGAAGTTGAATAAGCATTTTCAGCGCACAAAACATCATCCCCACCTCCACCGCTGACGTTTACCGTCACCGGCGCATAGCCGTCCACCCCCGTGGGCGGGGTGATTGTACCGTTTTCCGTGACCGTCAGGGGCTGAATTACGGCGCCACCACCGCTGACATTGACTACCACCTCGTCGTTGGCGGTGGTGTCATAGGTTCCGTTGGCAATGACGGACCGCGAAGTCTGCGCCACCAGTGCGCCGTTCTGCACCACCTTGCCCTCGTCCCCGGCTTCATAGCTGTTTGGAACGTTCACGTTCGCGCTGGCATAGTCCGTCACGTCATGGGTTCCGTTCGCCGTGATTTGCTTTGTGCCAGTAGGAGTGATGCCCGTGGGTATAGCCTGTATCGCTGCCGCCATATCACCGGGTCGATAGGTCGTAGCTGCGCCATTCTTTGACCGTATTGCTTCGGCTATGTCATTCAGATGACTTTCAGTCACAAGCACCTTGCTCATTCAATCACCCCCGTGATTTCCAGCGTCGTTTCATCCTGCGATTCGGTTATGCTGTCCACACTGATGACGTGAAGGATCTTTTTGTACAAATCCAGCGCCACATCACAATTCTGGATATTCGTGTTCTTCCCAGCCACAATGGTGCCCGTGGCGTTTTCGTTCAGCGGTCTGAAAATGTACCGATGCCTGTTCATCGACTTGTCGATATACGGATTCGTGATTGAATAAGCATATCCAACCGGAAAGGAATACATTTTCTTGCCGATCTGCTTGCCATTCCACTTGTACAGGATTATGAGATTTCCAGTTTCGACAGCCAACACGCCCGTCAGGTGCATTGCAGCTTTAGCCTGCAATCCAAACGTGAACGTCGCTCTATTGATATAGCCCGACACCATGTTTTCATCGTCGATGTGAACCAGCACCTTATCGCCCGGAATATAAGCCCCGTTGTTTACCGCGTCGAAATCCAGCTCCGTGCGGTTGAAATACCAGGCTGTCAGGCGCGTCAGGACATCCGATACGTTATCCTCGTTCAGCAGGTACAGGCCTTTAATGTCCACTATGTTTTCGGGCGCGGCCGCAGGGACGTTCTGGTTCTGAATCGTGAACGTGGTTTCGGTCACGATGTAGGTGTTGCCTATATCGTCCTGCACATAGGTGTCGGTGGTCTGCGGTGTACCCAGCGTAAAGCTGTAGGCGTGGCCCCGGATTGCCGTCACCCATTCGTTGTAGATGATTGTGGGCTTCCAGTAAGTATCGCCCATCGGTATCATCGTCTCGGTTTCGTCTATCGGCAGGATCTCAATGCCCTGATTGAAGAACGTCTTGACGTATGCGCCGATGGTAAACGCCACCCACAGCAGCCGCTCCCGCGCGGTCTGCTGGGGGCAGAAGCCTGTGATGGTTTCGCCGCTGAACGAGCTGTCCAGCGAATACCCCATCGGGATCACGCTGCCCAGCGTACTCCACACGATGGCATCGTCCAGGACGCTGGTGACGCTTGCGCCGTTGTAATAGGTCGCGGGAAGGGATATGCGGTCGAGTATGCCGATCTCGGACTGCGCCCTCAGCCGAAGCGTCCGCTGGTCGATGTGTTCAGCGTATACAATCCAATACTGCGCCCACAGGTTGTCCAGGTCGTCGTATAGCTCGGCCATCGCGCCGATCGCTATCGTGTCGGCGGTGTGGATATCAATCTGAAACTCGTTGATCGGGATGGACGCGCCGGCGATGTCAGCGGAAGGGGCAAACGACGGGTTGGTGATCTCAGTATAAGTGCCGATCAGATGCGGCAGCCCGTCGTATGTGTATGCCTTGATGTACATAAGCCCTCCTAATAGTAGATGCTGTCCGCGTCGACATAATATGCCATGAGCTCCCATCCGTCCTCGGTGAAGGTGTAGGTGTCACCGATGTTGGGCGCCTGCACGTCTGGCAGCGGCGTCAGGCCGCGCTGGATGGCCTCGCCCAGGGTCAGCTTTTTGCTGGGCCCGTTGGGCGCGATGGAGAATTGCAGCCCGTCCCAGTAGGTGTAGCCGCTCTCCAGCTGCTTGTAGACGTCCTCCGGGTCCACCACCTTGCCGGTGAGCTGGATCGTGTCGTTGTTGTAGGGCAGCACGAACAGGTGGCCGTCCACCGGCTCGGTCAGCTGCTCGATCAGGTTGGCATAGCGGCCCTTGTTCTTCAGCGGCATTTCCAGCCTGATCTCATAGCTGTAGTAGGTGCCCAGGATGTCCCGGAAATAAGAGCCGTCCAGCATCAGGCCGCTGATCTCGCTCTCCTTGATCTCCGCGCTGCGGGTCGCGGTGCATTTCACGCGGTACTCGATGCCGTCAATTGAAAACATGGCACTCACCTCGCAATCTGGACGCCCAGCCGAATCTGTTCATCCCGGATGGGAGGATACAGCACCCGCCCGATCACTTGGCCGTCCAGCACCAGCAGCGGCGTCTGGGGCGCGGCCTGCGTGGGCGTCAAGGGCGCGGTAAAGGTTCGGCCCCCGGCCGGGCCCTGCGCCGCCGGGCTGGCCTGCGCTACCTCGGGCAGGCCGAAGGTCCGCGCCAGCTGGTTGGCCACCTGCTGCTGGTTGTTCTTCAAGCCCTTCACAAACAGGTCGACCATATCCGGCGCGTAGGTGTGGAAGTCGGAAAGCGGGCCCGCCTTCGGCTCCGAAAAGCCCAGGAAGTTTTTGATCGTCTGGGCGAAGTTGCTCACTGTCTGCACCGCCCGGTCCCACATCTGGCGGATGCCGTTGATGAAGTTGGCGATCAGATCCCGGCCCCAGTTCAGGGCGTTCTGCCCCAGGTTGCTGAACCACTGGCCGATGCTGTCGATGGCGTTTCGGATCCAGTCGGCTGCGTTGTTTACTCCCTGCACGATGTCCGCCCAGGCATTCAGGAAGAATTCCTTGAAGCCCTCGACATTGTTCCAGCAGTAGATGAATGCTGCCACCAGCGCGCCGATGGCGGCGATCAGCAGCACGATCGGGTGTGCCGCCATCACGCCCCAAACGGCGGACAGCGCGCCCTGCACCGCTTGGAAGTTGCTCACCAGCTTCGGCGCCAGCTCCATCAGGCTGCCGATACCGCTGACCAGCTTGCCGCCCACCGCCAGCACCGGGCCGATGGCCGCGGCCACGCCCGCCAGCTTGATGATCGTCTCCTGCATCTGGGGCGACATGCCCTCCCACGCGGCGCGCAGGCCGGACACGGCGTTCTTCAGTCCCTCGGCCAGCCCCTTGATCAGCGGCGCAGCGGCGTTCACCAGGTCCGCGCCCACGATTTTCAGCTCGTTCATCGTGGTCTTGAACTGATCGATTGGGTCCAGCGTATTTTCAAATGTCTGGTCCACGCTGTCGCCGTAGTCCTTCACGGCGTTGGCCAGCTCGTCGAATGAAAGCCGGTTCTCCCGGATTGCCTTGGCCATGGCCGGGCCGGCCTTGCTGCCGAACAGCTCCGAGGCGATCTGCATGGCCTTTGTCTCGTTGGACGCGCCCCGAATGCGGCCCATCAGCTCGTTCATGGCCTGGCCCATGCTCTTTCCGTCCTTGGTGGCGTTCTTCAGCGCGGCCTTCAGGCCGGTCATCACGCTGCTCGCGTCCACGCCCTGCTTGTTCAGGTTCGCCAGGAAGCCGACGGCGCTGTTGTAGCCCATGCCCATCTCCCGCAGCGCGGTGGCGTTGGCGGTCAGGTCTCCGGTCAGCTTGTTTACGTCCGTGCCGGTGTCCTGGGCGGCCTTGTTCAGCACGTCCAGGAAGTCCCCCGCCTCCTCGGCGCGCACGTTCATGGCCGCCATGGCCGCCTGTACGCTGTCGATGGACGACGACACGTCGGTGTCGTTCAGCTCCGCGAATTTGATAAACTTCCCGGACAGATCCTCCAGCGCTTTCCCTGTCAGGCCGAATCGGGTGTTCACCTCGCCCACGGCCTCGCCGGCGGTGCGGAAGTCGGTGGGGATGGAGGTCGCCAGGTTCTTCGCCGCTTCCTCCATGTCCTCCAGCGCCTGGCCGGTTGCGCCGGTCTTTTTGACGATGATGTCCAGGCCCTCGTCCACCTCGTTGAAGGCGGCCACCGCGGCGGCGCCCACGGCCACGATGGGCCCCGTGACGTACTTCGTCATGGCGGTGCCGGCTTTGGTCATCTTGTTGCCGACGTCCTTCACCTTCTGGCCCGCCGCGGCGATCTGCTGGGCCGACACGCTGCTGAACTCCTTCATCTGGTCGGTCAGGCTCTTCAGATCCTGCTCTGTTGCCACGATCTCCCGCTGGAGCGCGTCATATTGCGCCTGGGTGATCTCCCCATTGGCCAGCTGCTGCTCGGCCTGGGCAGCGGCGTCCTTCAGGGCCTTCAGCTTCTCCTCGGTGCCCTGTATGGCGTCGGTCAGCTGCCCCTGCTTCTGCGTCAGCAGCTCCACGTTGCCCGGATCCAGCTTCAAAAGCCGGTTGGTGTCCTTCAGGGCGGCCTGGGTCGCCTTGAGCCTGCTCTCGACGCCCTTCAGCGCGTCCTGTAGTTTGGTGGTATCGCCGCCGAGCTCGATGGTGATACCCTGTATCTGCTTCCGCGCCATCGTTCAGCCTCCCGTCAGAATTTATCGAAATCCTCCTGCGTGGGCACCTCGTCCCACTCCGCCTCGTCGTTTCCCCGCTCCGTGGCCATGTCCACCACCATTCCCGCCGTCACCAGCTTCAGGTCCCTCATGCTCAGCCCGATTTGAAGGCAGCGCAGCAGAAACAGCGGCGTTGTCATGGGCCGGTCTATGGCTCGACTTTTTTTTTCGGGGTGACTGTGGTCTTTTCGTTCAGCCGCCACAGCTCCACGATCTGCGGCAGTTTGAAGTAGATGCTGAATACGTCGAAGCCGTCCAGCCATTCCTCCACCGTGTCCGGCACGCTGTCGTCTGCGTGCTTTGCCATGGTATAGGCCACGTCCTCGAACAGGTTCAGCACCTCCGGCGACAATGCCGACGCCTCGGGGCTTTCCCCTTCGGTGGACGTTTTCAGCTTGGCTATGTCCTCGAAGATGTCCCGCCCGAATTTCAGCCGGTACACCCTCGGCAGCGCCGCCGACACCTTGAACGTCACCAGCCTGCCGTCGATCTCGATCTGCTTCCTGATCGCCATATCGGTTCCCCTTTCCTTTGTCACATTTATGTAAGGGCGGCGATGCGCCGCCGTCCACTGTTTTCAACGTCAAAAATGGGGAAGGCCCTCATGGCCCTCCCCTCGTCGATCAGCCGCCGGCGCCCGTCGGCGCCACGAACTCGTGAACGCTGGTATACCAGTTGTCGTATACCGTCGCGTCGGTGTTCGCGCCGGTCCTGGATTTCACCGGGCCGCCGTTCGGCAGCGCCTTTGCGGTGATGGTCAGCGTCTCGGGCTGCACCTCGATGTTCTCGCCCTTGGTCGTCCCCTCGATGGTGTTCTCACTGGCCGTGCAGTTGTACAGCACGTGGCGGATCGCCCTCTCGTCCCCGGTGAACTCGAAGAGCAGCGCGAAGTGGCCGCGCTCCGGGTTGCTCTCCTCGAACAGCACGCCCTTGCCGTCCAATACCTCGCCCAGGGCCAGCACCCGAAATGCCTCGGGGATCAGCGCGATCACCAGGTCGCCCTCGTAGCTGGCGTTGTCGCCCAGCTCGAAATAGCTGCCGTCATCGGCATAGAAAATGTAGGTGTCCCCCTGCTTGCTCAGGTTCGTGCTCACCGCGCCGGGAATCGCCACCGGCGTGCCGAAGGTCGGCGTCCCGTTCTCGTCGAACGTCACCGGCGCGTAGGCCAGCCTCTTGAAGCCGTAGCGGACTTTATTCGCCATTTGTCAATAGCACCTCCGTCGTGTAGGTCGTAATGTATAATGCTTCCCCGTCGTCGTATTCCTGGTCAGGCTGGTCGAAGGTCAGCTCCTCGGCGGTCAGCGCCGCCTCGATGGCGTTTTGCAGCACAAAATCCGGGGCGACGGTGCAAAGCTCGATGGTCAGCTCCACGATCTTGACGTAATTCACGCCGTCCGCGTGGAAGTCCGCCCGGTCGGTGTAGCTGAAATAGATGTACGGCGGCCCCTGGGGGCGCTGGCCGTCCTCGTCGTCGAAGTGGCCGAAGGCGTAGTCGATGCCGAAGCCGGCGATCATCGCGGTGATCTGTGCGCGCGTCATAGCTTTTTCAGCACCTCCCGCTCAAATGAGGATTATCTGAACCATTCCTTCAGGTAATCCTCATATTCCTTAATCAGCCTTTTTTCTATAGGCTTGATGTGTTCATGCGCCGGTGTAGGCTTGTATTCTTTACCGTCACCGTTGCGGGTTGCGTGGCCATTCTCCAATAGGTGCGACAGGCTTGGATGTTCATTGAAAATGATACATGTCGTTTTCAAACGTCCTTCATGCGCGTATACCTTCCAGCCCTTAGCATACTCACCTTTCCCAAATTGTCTGCGGGACTCTTTCCGTAGCTCTTTTGCGCCTTCCCGGGCCAGTCTTTTTGTCTCCGCAAAGAAATCTATGGTGAAATCTTCGGTATAGCGATAGAGCAGGTTCATGACGCTCTGCGTAAACTTATCATATCGCGTCTTAGTTGCCACGGGTCACACCTGCCTCCCGCTGGGCGTACAGCTCCAGGTCGTCGGTTCCGGGCACGTGATACGTCCGGTAAATCGCATACCGCCGGCCGTTCCACTCGCACAGGCGCTCCCCCTCGTACTCGATGGGGTTCACGATAAAGCGGAACTCGGCCCGCATGCCGTTCTGGCCTGCCGCGAAGAACTCGGCGCGGCTAACGTCGTCCATTCGGGCCAGGATTGCCCGCGCCGTCTCGCCCCGGTCGCGCCACACGCCATCGGCGTCCCGGTAGCGCTCGGTGGGCCGGATCAGGGTGATCTCGGTGTCAACCATCGCCATCACTCCCCGCAACCTCGCCGAATACCCGGTTGTTCAGCGCCAGGCGCAGCATCCTCGGCATACCGGTCATCTCGTCCCGTCGCCGCCACAGCCACGCGGCGTACATCACGATCAGCTGAGCGTCCAGCGGGTCGGAGGCGTCCAGCGTGGACGCCCCCTCCTTGCGGATTGCCGACTCGGCGGCGGTGAGCAGCTGGGTCAGCCGCGCGTCGTAGGCCGTCGATGTGCGAATGCCCAGGTCGGTCTTCAGCATCGTCAGCATGGTCTCCATCTGCTCACCCCGCGATCATCAGGCCGATTCCACCGTCACGGTGCACTGCGCCGTCAGGCCGTTGTCGGTGGTGGCGGTGATCACGCTGGTGCCTGCCGCCACACCGGTCACGACGCCGGCGGTGTCGACCGTCGCCTTGGCGGCCGTGCTGGAGGCCCAGGTCAGCGTGGTCGCCACGCCCTTCGGGGTGATCACCGGCTTCAGCGCCAGGGTCTCGCTCACCTTCACGGTGGCGGTGGCGGGCAGCCAAATGGTTTCAGGGTCGTTGGCCGTGTCGGTCGGGAAGTTCATCGCGGCGGTGGGCGTGGTGCCGTTGATGCCGATCGCCACGAACGCCTCGGCGATGGCGGGCGCGCCGTCATAGCGCGCGGTGCCCTTCATTACGGTCTGATCCTGCAGGAAACCCGAACGAACACTGATCCACATCGCCCCGCCTGACGCGCTCGTACAGGTTGACGGCATCCTGATCGTTCGGATTGATCGTTATGTCGCCAAACAGGCCGTGCTCGTCCTCGGACAGCCGCAGCGTGTGCGCCTTGGTCCGTCCCAGCACCAGGGTGGTATCGTGGTTGATCAGCGCCCGGACGTCCCCCGACAGGGTCCGGGAAAAAGCGCCCGGCGCGATGCTCTCGCTCATGCCCGGCGCGATTTCATATTTGGAATTGAATACGGCGAAATAGCCCTCGATGTGTGGCGCTTCGCCGTCTTCACGGGTCGCGAACTGTGTCGCCACCGTCCGCAGCTGCCTCATGGCCCTCTCCATGATCATCATCCTTTCGCAGCGGGCACCGGCCCGCCTGTTCCGTCAATACACACCAGCCCTTGCAGCGCAGATACCGCTGGTGGCCGCACAGTCCCCCGGCGCTGCACGTGATCCGCATCTCCCGGTCGTAGCTGGCCCGGGGGCAGGATAGTGTCAGCTTCATCCGTTCCCCACCAGTTTCTTCTGGTTCCCCGCGTCCTCGACGGGGATGTAGTTTTCCAGCCGAACGTAATCGGTCAGGCCCGCAGGCTGCATGTGCATTCTATCTCGCCACTCGTCGCCGTTCACATAGCCGCGATCCGCACCGGCCAGCAGCACGTCGGACATCTGCTTCAGGTCGTAGTCCACCAGGCTCCAATAATTGAGTTGCAGATACCACTTCGGGCTGGTGATCAGCGCCCGGGTCATTTCCTGCTGGATGATCAGGGCGATGGTCTTGATCCGGGTCTCGATGAAGCTGTTGCGCACTCGTTTGCGATGGTCACCAGGCTATCGGCAGCCTGCGAGAACATCTCTGCGAGCCGTTCCATCAACGCATCCAACGCATCCCAATTCATTACCGTCCCTCCAGCACCCTCGCCCGGGCTTCCCCGTCCAGCTCGTCCCACTGGGACGTGAACACGAAGCGCACGCCGTCGATCTCGGCCACCGGGCTGGCGCGGCCCCAGGTCCAGAACAGCAGCTTTTGGAGCAGCGCGTAGCCCACGCCGCAGGCCGCGGCGGCATCCTTGATGGAGTCGTAGTCCCGCACCTGGCCGTGGCGGCTGATCACCGTCACCATCTGCGCGCCGTGGGTGCCGCCCTTGGGGGCCGTCTTGCCCTGGTTGGTGATCAGGTCCGCCTGGCGCTGGGCCTCGGTCATCTTTTCCCATTCCTCGGCAAAGCGGAAGGTGAAGCCGAAGGTCCTGAACTCGTCGTAACGGTAGCGGCGGTGGCAGCGGGCGGTGACCAGCTTCTCGCTGACCCCGCACATCACGCCGGCATAGCCGCAGGAGCGATACCGGGCCACCTCCTCGCCCTTGCGGTTCAGCTTCACCACCTCGCGCGCGCCGGGGATCGGGCGGGCCCCGATGACCATGGGGCGCTGCTCCGGCCTCGGCTTCTGGACCGGCCTGGGCGCGGCGCGGGGATGGCGCTCGATCTCCGGCTTCGCCCGGGTGGGCTTCCAGGTGCCCCGGTACTTCTCCAGCACCAGCGCGTCCCGCTGTTTGGCCGTGGCCCCGCAGGCCTCGGCGATCAGGTCGGCCAGCTTCGGCACGGTCCGGAAGTTGGGATCCGTCTCCAGCCGGTACAAAAGCGTATCCGACACCCACAGCTCTGGCTCCTTCCGTCGGCCCGCGCGCCGGATCATCGCGCCCAGCTGCTCCAGCTCCAGCCCGTATTCCTCCCGGTATTCAGTGATCCACATGGCCGTCCCCTCCCAGATCGTGATAGCCCGGCGTCCCCGGGCCCTTGTGCCGGTCGTACTTCATGATCTCGCTGACGATGATCTCCCGGCGGCCCATCAGCGTGCGCAGGTAGTTGAAGTCCGCCACAAGGGTGTCGTCCACCAGCTTGCCGGCGCGGATGTCGGCGATCATCGCCTCACAGGCCCTTGCGCACGTGTCGCCCCACTGGCGCAGCATGTCCATGTGGCTGGTAACGGCTGGGTGGCGTCGATCCGGCACGGCCTCTCACCTCCTTATCTCTGGCGGCCTTGTCCCCGGCCTTGGCGATCAGCATCACGCCGTAGGCGACCAGGAACAGCGCGATCAGCGAGCCCCCGAACAGGATCAGAAAGCCCAGCAGCCAGCCCGCGGCTCCCATGCCGTTGTAGATGTGTTCCCCGATGGTCATTGTAATTACCCCTTTCCCTTGTTTATCAGTGCTTGTGTATCTCAAACTGCCCGCCCCCGCCCAGGGCCTCGGTCATGTTCCGCGCCGCCTGGAGCGACGGGAACCGGAAGGCCCGGTCCCGGTGTCGCGTCCAGTGGGTGACGATGATCCGGGGGTCCCCGGTGGGCAGCGTGGCGATTTCAAGCCATTTCCCCTGCCACGCATCGAAGATGATGTGGCGGCCCTGCTTCATTGGTATCCCCTCCGGCGTCTATCGCCTGTTGCCTGTCGCCGTGTCGCGGCGATTGATGGCCTCAAGGCACCGCGCCGCCTCGCCGGTGACCACGCTCACCGGCTGGCACGGCCAGCAGGCGCTTCCCGGATTGTGCAGCAGGGCGTTGAGCTCCCGGGCGCGCTGCTGGGCGGCAGTGGGATTCTTGAACGCCCAGGCGTGCCGGATCCCCGGCGTCCAGCGCGTACCCCGCGGCCCGTGGGACGCGGCGAAAAACTCACGGGTGACGTGGTTGTAGACGTACCAGCGCCCCCGCCATCCTGGGTAATGCTTCGGCATGTCGCTCGCTCCTTTGGTATCGTTACGACTTCAGCACCCGATCCTGCTCACGGTACGCTTTCCGCATGGCCTCGCACAGCAGCGCCCAGGCCAGCAGCAGCTTGCCGGCTGCGGTGTGCAGCGGGCCGGGGCGGCTGTGATCGGCGTAGTCGCCCCTGGCCTTGACGATCAGCTGGCGGTAATCCTCGGCGGTCCGGGTGTTTCCGACGGCGACGCGCACCTGGCGGGCCACCCGCCGCCACTTGTCCTGCTCCACCATGTAGATCTCCAGCGATTCGACGGGCTGGGCGTCGGCCTCCCAAAAGCCTTTCCCTCTTGGGGGGCCGTAGGCCTTAGCGAGCCCGCGAGCGTCAGGTGGCACGGCGTCAGCCGTGTCGGAAGAGGTCCCCCGGCGCTCCGCGACGCCTGGCGCGTCCTTCAGGGCCTCGGCCCTCCCGGCGATCACCCCCGCCATCAGCGCCCCGCCGATCTCCGGGTCGCCCCGCTGGATCAGCATTACGGTGGCGCGCCTGGTTTCAGACATTTTCCTTCACCCTCTCCTGTATCAGTTTATCTTGATGTCCCCATACGGCACCCGCACATATTGCCAGCTTTGTGGCGGGCGATCCAGCCCGATGTCGCCTATGTGCAGGGGCCGGCCCTTCACGGGGTACATCCTGAAATCCTTCACGCCCCAGCCGTACAGCTTCCCGCGTCCCTTCCTGCGGTAGCCCTCGGCCTCGGCGGCGGTGATGCAGGCCAGGCGGGCGATCTCCATCGGGTCGGCCCGCGTCAGGTCCACGTATCTGTCCATGGTGAACTCGGCCACGATGTCCCCGCCGCCGCCGCTGACGCACAGCAGCACGTGGCACCGATCGTCATCCACCCGCATGGGGCGGGTCTTGCGCAGTTCGTAGCGCTTGATGCCGCTGGCCATGTTGCGCAGATGGCGGGGCTTAATGGTCATGATGATCGTCGGCACGCAATTCCACCTCCAGCGTATTGACATACCCGACCGGCCACCTGGTGATGGTCGGGCGGAACCATTCCACTGCGTAGCCGTCCCGCTTCTCCAGCTTGCGCTTGGGCTCCACTGTGTAATCCAGACTGATCTCCTCGGTTCGGCTCTTGCCGTTAGCCTGATTGATGATCAGCCGGTAGGCCCTCGCCGAGCAGCTTCCCCTCAGCTCCCTGAAATCCATCTCCCTGCCCTCCTCTGTGCTAATCCGCAGGCGTCTGCAGGGCCTGCTTCGCAGCCTCGGCCTCCGCCATCCGCCTGGCGTGATTCTGATTGATCTGCCAAATGACCCGGTCCACCTCGGCCCACCGCCGCTCCATCTCTTCCTTGCTGACACCCGCGCAACAGCTGTCGTCGATGTGCACGACGGCGGTGCCGCTGATGATGGTCTTCACAATCGCCATGATGTTCACCTCGGTCAATGGTATGCTTGTGGGTCGTCTCCCTGGCTGGAACTAAAAAACACGCTTTCTTTGTGATACTGTTGTCATCCTCATGGAGAATGTGCTACAATCCTGTCGAAAGGTGGTTGATAATATGAATCGTGAACTCGAATTCCCCTTTTTCCAAGTTCGCGGCGACGGAAGTCTGTATATGTCGAATGCCTATAAGACTGATGTGGACATTCCCGACACCTGCCCAATGTGCAAGGCCTACGGACTTAATCCCATTCTCTCTTCCTTTGCGATCGAGCGTCCCGATGATGGTGACTTTGATCTGGTGTCCACCATGTTCTGCCTTGCTTGTCGCAAGCCCTTCGTGGTGTCCTATCATTCCGGTGAATCAGAGCCCTATTCCGTCGAACCTTCCTCAGTGCCCTCCCGAACCTTTGAACCGTCTTTGGCAGACGTCACGCCCCAGTTCGTTGACGCCTATAACCAGGCCCTCGCTGCCGAATCCTACGGGCTGACCGACATCGCCGGCATGGGCTACCGGAAGTCCCTGGAATACCTCATCAAGGATTACCTGATCCATCGCTCACCCGAGGATGCGGAAGCGATAAAGCACGAGGCCCTCGGCTCCTGTATCGGTAACAGGGTTGACAATGCCCGTCTGAAAGCTACGGCTCGAAGCGCTGCTTGGCTTGGTAATGACTTCACGCATTATGAGCGCAGATACAGTGAATTCGATATCAGTGCCCTGAAGCGTTTTATCGACGCCACCATCCACTGGATTCTCATGGAACTCACGACGGACGAAGCGGAGAGAGTGGATCGTCGTTGATGTCAAACTTCGCCATCAGCTTTCCCGTCGTCGTCCAGTACCGGGCTTCTATCCGGATGGGATCGGCTTCTGTTCCTTTTCCGTAACAATGCACTGTTCGGATGACCTCCACGATCATGGCCCCTTCTGTCTTGAATGTGCTTGTTTCCATATAGCTGCCTCCGATTTTCTTTCTCCCGACAATATCGCCGAGGCACTCGGCAATATCGGGGTAGCTTGTCAGGTTGATCCCTCCCGTTACCGGCCCGCTGGTGTTGCAGCACTGGCGGGCTGGTTCTTTGTTTCGGTCCATTCTGTACATACCTTTCCTCTTTTTCTCGGTCAACTGTATTGTTCATCCTTTTCTTGTATGGTATAATTCCATCGAAAGGTGGGATTATAATGCGTGATATTTTCTACTCGGTCATCAACGACGCCGTCTTCAAAGAGAAGTACATGGAAGCCTATCATACACATGCCGAGCATGTTGAATCCAGTCTTTCGATCATTTGCGGTCTTTCCTCTGCCTTCAGCGTCTTTGCATGGACACGATGGGAACACCTGCACCTGTTGTGGTCAGTGATCTTGCTGATCTCCCAGGTTGCTCAAATCTTCAAGTCCTACCTGCCCTATTCCAGGCGTTTGAATGCCTTGAAGCATCTGATTCCTGAAATGCACAGCCTCGTCATAGATGCTGAACAGGCCTGGTATGTCTTTGAAGCTCAGGAAAAACCTGATTACACAACCGCAGTCAGCGAATTCCGCAGGCGTTTGGTCGATTTGGACATCAAGTACCTGGGCGCCGACCCCCTCCCAGACATCCCCCGTTTACGAAGCAAAGTGGAAAAGATCGTCAAAAACCACTTTTCTTTGTACATCGACATGATGGGAGGAGGTGACGAAGATGCCGAAGCCTCCGACAAAGAAACCCACCCAGACACCGAGTAAAGAGCCTGTCATCAAACACAGCGCCCCGGAGCCCAAACCCATGAAGCCGCCGCCAAAGCGACCCGTCAAAAAGTAGCATCTACTCAGACCGCCTCCCACCGGCGGTCTTTTCGCGCCTGTACCTGCATGTGTCGCAGATCGTCAGATTTGTTGTCCCACACGCGGCTTGGGTGATAATCCTGTAGAGGAATAATCCCAACGCTACGCCAGCTATAAACAATGCAATTTCGTTCATCCTGTCCCCTCCCTTGCGCACCTCGGCGCTGCCGTGCTATAATCCCCCCGAAAGGGGTGCTATCCATGCTGAAATCGAATCTTGAAATCCTGGAATATGTCCATTCCTGCCCGAACCATTCCGTCGATGCCGACACGCTGGCGGCCTTCATCGGCGATTCCGCTGAAAAACGGCTCTCTGATCTCTACCACGAAAACCTGCTTGCCCGTTCCTCCAACTGGTACGGTGATGGTGTTGTCGTGTATAGCCTTTCCGGTAAGGGCTTTGATCTATTGGCCAAAACCCATCAGACGAATCAGCAGCGAGCCCAGGATCGTGCCGACCAGGCTGCCAATGAGGCACGGGCCCAACAGCATGCGGATTATCTCGCTGGTCTTAACCGGCGCACCATGTTTGTCAGCGGAATAATCAGCGCGATTGTCAGCGCGCTCATGTCCATCCTGATACGCCTGCTCTTTGGTTGATCTGATTTGTTCCTTCATCCTGTCCCCTTCTATCTCCGCTTGATTAAAGCAATGAGCGCAACAATGATAGCAATCGCATCTATCGCGATAGGCAGCCACCAGTAACGCTCGTGAAATGGCTTCTTCATCGCGGTTTCCTCCTGTGTACAATGTGGGTATGTACTTGAGTCACGGGGCCATGTTCCCTGACTCATTTATGCGGTCTGGCTTTGTCCACATTTTGTGGTCTTACTATCACAAAAAAAGACGCGCAGAAATTCTTCCGGTTCGTTGATGCATAACGTCTCAGCCATCTGTGAGATTTCAGTCGCGTTCGGAATCTGTCGGCCGTTCACAATATCGCACGTCTTGCGTCCACTCCAACCGATTGCCTTGGCAAATTTGGAACAGGAGCCAAACTTTTCGTATACCGTACCCCTCAAAACATTACCTGCCACACTCTCACCTCCTGTAACTACATATTGTGGACAGTCTTATAATATCACTGCTTCATGATTTTGTCAACCACTTTTTGTAGTTTTTTTCTTTTTGGTGGTTGACTTTGTGGACATATTATAGTAGACTCTTTCTGAGGTGAGTATAATGGCAGATTTCACGAGCCGCTTTAACGAATTACTGACACGCCACGAAGGAAACGATACTGATCTTGGCATCGCTCTTGGCGTGTCCAAGCAAACCATCAGCGCATGGCGTACCGGCACGCGTAGCCCCAAAAAGCCTCATATAGTTGCGATAGCAAAATATTTTAACGTCGGCATTCCGTGGCTCATGGGGATTTCTGACTATGAAACGGAAAACGTATTCGATACTCTTCGTCGCAGCTTTGGCCCCGACGCTCCCGCATCCCAGCTGCTGCATAGAATCGGCGAACAGTTGTCCCCCTATTCCTCGGACTATGATCCCTGCTGTGCCGACCTCATGAAGATATACGACGGTCTGAACGATCGTGGCCGGGCCGATCTGCTCAAATACGCCCGCTACCTGTCCTCTGACCCGGATATGACTCAAGATGGCGCGTCGAACACCACGACGGCCTGATCTGCCTGATTCCCAGTGAATGAAGGAGGTTTGCTTATGAATAGGCGTGCCTGGTTGATTCTCTTTATCCTCTGCGTGATTGTGCTCTTCGTGTCCTTTGCCCTCCCGAGTTCCATGGGCGAAACACCTGCCATGATTGGCAGCATCGCCATGATCTTGGGCCTGTCCGCTCTGATCGTTTACATCGTCACCGGCATTAAGGCGAAGCATAAGCCCAAAATCGACCCGGCCCTCACTGAGGCTCTTTCAGCCCAGGCCAAGCCTGCCCCAACCCCTGCGCCGACTTCCGCCCCCATTCCTCAACCCGCACCCGCAGCCGCGACCCCTGCTCCCGCTGCCCCAAAGAATGCCACCACTTCCGAGCGCGTTCATGTCCGGGGCCTCGATCATTACACCGATAATATTATAGCCGTGGCAATTGAAAACCCCGACTACGATCTGACCAAGAGTGAACTGATCGAGGAATGCCCGGACGAGAAGGTTTGGCAGTATTATTTCAATGTGAAGGGCGACCTCGTCCCGGAGCCTGACAACCCCCACGATCCCAACGCCATCATGGTACAGGCCGATGGCCGATGCATCGGCTACGTCCCCAAGGGCAGCACATCCCACATCCGCAAGCTGATGGAATCAGGCCGCATCCAGTCCATGAGCCTTGACATCGGTGGCGGCAAGTACAAGGAAATCTATGAGGATGAAGAGGAAGAGGATAAATACGAAATGGACAGAGGGTCGCGCCCCTTCTCTGCCGTGCTCGAACTCTTTCTGACAGAAGAACCAAATAATAAGGAGGTCTCCCCATGAAATTCTACCTCTTTCCCAAATACATGGAAGAAGCCGCGAAGTCCGGCTGGATCGTGAAGATGCTGAAGGCCCTCGGCGTGATCCAGGTGGTGGCCGGCATCGGCCTGGGCATCACCCTCGGCGGCCCCCTGCTGGCCCAGGCCCTCGTCCAGGCCCGCATCATGTCCCAGGAGGCCGCCAGCGCCTCGGCCCTGCTCCTCGGCCTGGCTGTCGGCATCTTCGCCGGCCTGATCTCCAGCCTCGCCTTCTTCGCTGCCGCCCAGGCCCTCGACGACCTCCACGCCCTGCGCGTACAGACCGAGGCCTATGTCGCCTTTGAAACCGATGAGATCAAGATGGGGAGATGACATCCGAATTCATAATCTGTTTATATAAAATTCAATCATGTGGTTGAAAAATACACGTTTTTATGTGATAATTGTGATGGAGGACACTGCCTTGACGCCTGAGGAATACAATAAAACGGATCCACGCGAAGCTATACAAGGCATAGTAGACTATGTCAGGGAGCATGTCTTCGATCCTGATGCCGTAGATATTACCCGGTATAAAATGCAATGGCTGCGGTCAAAGGATGAAGAAGCGAGCAAATCCGTCCGATTTGTGCGCGAATACGACATTCATAACGAGGACGTTCGGAATGCCATGGCGGATTTGACCCTCGACCAGTATTCGACCACTTCCGTCAAGGCTGGCTGTCGGGATGCCTATGTATTCGGGGTCCATATGCCGGAAATCATAGACGATGACCCGGAGATATACCTGAAGTTTCAAATCGACAGGGGCTTCATTATCGTTACCATTCACGAAGCAGAACGACCGATGGATCATCCACACAGGAGGCGAGAGCAATGAAGGCGTGGTGTGAGCAATGCGGCAAATATGTCGAATACACGCAGGAAGTCGCACATACCGAAACGTTTGAGATCAAGGGGACCAGGTTCAATGTCAGCCAGACCTATGGTATCTGCCCGGTATGCGGTGAGGAAGTGCTTTCAAACGCGCTGGAGGATCTGAACGTTCACAGGGCCCACAATGCTTACCGAAGGGCGCTCGGTTCCATCACCGCGGAAGAAATCCAAAATATTTTGGATATGTATAATATAGGTGCACATCCTCTGAGCCTGTTATTAGGTTGGGGGGCCAATACAATCGAACGGCAGATGAAACATACCATACCCGATAGAGAGCATGCGAAACGTCTGCAAGAATTGAAGAATCCGTCTGCTATGTACGAACTTCTTGAAAAAAACCGAGATCGGATAAGTGAGGTTGCTTACAAAAAAGCAATAAAAGCCGTTTTAGGATTGTTTGAATTTGACGTTGGTAGGCAAACCGAGTCTTTTTCTTTCAAAGATGCTTTCTCTGGCATTGATCCGTCTCTCGTATACCGTCTAATCGCGTTCTCAGGAGCATTGGCTATATCCAAGAGGAAAATCTACTCTGAAGAGTATAAACCGTCGTATACCCCATATCAACTTGCAATTTCAGGGAGGTAAATAATATGGCAGATTTGATGATGCTCGGTTATAATGTATCACGTTTTGAGACTTCTCTCCAGCCTGAAATAATCCATTTCAACGGAGAGAGTGAAAAAGGTCTTGCTGTAAAGTGCGATGCACATATACCTTCGGATGGTAAACATTGTGTTTTAAGGATACAAATCAGCATTGCTGGTTATAATCCTAGTGAAAAACCAATAGAGGAGAGAACTCCTTTTGTTGTTGCTGATGGTGAATTTCTGTTTAATTTTGAGTCTTCTGAAGCATTAGATGATTCTGCTATGGAAGCAAGTGTAAAAACTACTGGTCTTCAAGTTGCTGTTCCTGTACTGCGTGGTATCCTGGTTGGGATTGCCAATATACTAAATCTCCCGCCTGTATTCTCTTTCCCTCCATTTGGCCCCGAAGATATCGAATGGGATGAAGAAAACAAATAAATAACTCCCCCGACCGACTGGACCCCGGTCGGGGGAAATGCAATACACGAAAGCATGAGAAGAACCTCGGGCATTGCTATACTATTTTAGCACATAATGCCCAGAAAAACAAGGAGGCATCATGGGCAGCATCAAACCAAACGGCCTTTACTGCGCCTATCTCCGAAAATCGCGCCGTGATGTTGAGATGGAAGCCCTCGGCCAGGGTGAAACCCTCGCCCGGCATGAAAAGCAGCTGGCCGATCTGGCTGAACGCCTCGGCATCCATGTCGCGCGGTGGTATCGGGAGATCGTCTCCGGGGACACCATCGCCGAGCGCCCCCAGGTCCGGCAGCTGCTGGAGGACGTGGGCGCCGGCCTGTGGGACGGCGTGCTGGTGATGGACGTGGATCGCCTCGGCCGCGGGGACAGCATCGACCAGGGCGTCATTATGCAAACCTTTTTGTATGCCGGCGTCCTGATCGTCACGCCCGACAAGACCTATGATCCCACCGACGATTCCGACGCCGAATTTTTTGAGATCAAGCTCTTTTTCTCCCGCCGGGAATACGCCATGATCAAAAAGCGCATGCAGCGGGGCCGCCTCGCCGCCGCCCTGGACGGCTGCTACAGCAGCCCCCGCCCGGTCTATGGTTATGAGCGCGTCAAGCTCCAGGGCCGCAAGGGGTGGAGTTTGAAGGTCGTTCCCGAGAAGGCCGAGATCGTCCGGGCCGTGTTCGACTGGTACGCACACGGCATGGACGGGCAGGACGTGGGCGCGGCGGTCATCGCCGACCGGCTGAACGGGATGGGTCTGCGCACCGACCTCGGCAACCGGTTTGAGGCCTCCTATATCCGCTGGATGCTCCAAAATCCCGTATACATCGGCAAAATCAGGTGGAATCAGCGCATAACGCAATATTCCATTCGAGACGGCAAGAGGGTCAGCAGTCGCCCCAGGGGTAGCGATCCGATCCTGGTAGACGGCCTGCACGAGCCCATCATTGATCGAGCTCTGTTCGATCACGTGCAGCAGATGTTCGCCACCCATGAAAAGCGCCCAAAAAACAAAATGGCGCAGGTCGCGAACCCTCTGGCCGGGCTTGTGATCTGCTCTGAATGTGGCCGGATGATGCAGTACAAGGGGGACAAGCGTCGAAGCAACGGCCTTCTCGGCTGCGTCACCCAGCACTGTCCCACCGCCGGCACCTATATCAATGTTGTGGAGGGTGTCGTCCTGGACGGCCTGCGCGCCTGGGTGGATGCCTACGAAGCCAAGGGCGACGCCCCCGCCCCGGTCCCGTCCGCAGACGCTTGCGCCTCCGCTGCCGCCCGGGCCCAGCTCACCGACCAGCTGGCCACGCTCCAGCAGCAGTCCACCCGCCTCTACGATCTCCTCGAACAGGGCGTCTATTCCATCGCCACCTACCGCGAACGCCGCGCCGACCTCGACGCCCGCCTCGCCGACGTCCAGCGCGCCCTTGCCGCCCTGGACGCACCCCCGAAGCCGGATCCCATCGCCGCGATCCTCCCCCAGGTCCGCACCGTCCTCGGCTCCTACGACCTCACCGCCACCCCGGCCGAAAAAAACGCCCTCCTCCGCACCGTGATCGACCACATCACCTATACCAAAACCCAACGCTGCCAACGCAACAACGCCCCCACCGACCATTTAAACCTGACACTGTACCCCCGTGTCACGCCGGAAGAAACATCGAATCTTTAA